TACTAATATTGGTTTAGGAGTTATCATTATTAAACCTGCGATAACACCAATTAACGGGCCTCCAATTTTCAATGCTGAACTTAACTTCATGTTATTCTCCTTTCTGTTTTATGATCTCGAGCTCAAGCTTTCTTAACTTTAAGTCGAGTTCTGCTTCATCCACTCTGTCCCGGGACTCAATCATTTTAAGAAGCCGCCAGCGCATGCTGGGCTTCTCCAACATTACTATTAATATATTTTCAAATATGTCAAGCTGTAATTTAGGGGATACCTTAATTATATTTTTATTCATATTCTTGCGATAAAATTTGACTTTAATTTAAATTCACCGCCGTTTTCAATTGGCTTATCCAATATAGCATGTCCGTCTTTTATGCTTTCCACAATCCGGACTTCTCCTGTTTTTTCATTATGTAAAACCAATCCTATTTCAGAATTACCGACTTTATTACCGCGTTTATGATATAATACTTGATAATCTTTGGATATATCTTCCGACATCTTAAACGCTTCTTTATTTTTTTCTATACCAATACTCCTGATATCACCAACTTTTATTTTTTCTGTCATGTTATTATATAATCTCCTCCGGCTTGGCCTGGTAAACCTTTTAAATGAAAAAAATCATGCGCTCCCTCTGTAACATTTAGTGTCCAGTTTTCATCTATTGCCGCGTATATCCCCCATTGCAGCTGGACAGAATCATTTCTGTATATAAGAGCGGCCCTTACTCTATAATCTACGCCGGAAATAGTCGAAATGATGTCAAGAAATCTCAATGGTTCAACATGGACATAAGGAACATACCTTAAATCAGCGTCAGTAATATAATCCGCATAATACAACCCGTTGATAAAACCTTCTATAAAGCCTGTAAAAGGGCCTACCTTGCTTACAGCCGGCTGTACCTTGCTGATTGTAAATAGCCTTGTCATAGTCGGCTCTGTTTCAGAAGCCATGGCGCATCCGTCAGGGCCTTTTATTAATATTCCATATTTTTTTTCCAAATCTATGCTTCTTACGCTTTTCATCGCCCCGCATAAAGCAAAAAATATTGATACAGTTCCTCCAACCCATAATCTGTTAAAAAGCGCTATGCCTTGCTGAGAGTATTGCAATACGCAAGGATTAATCCAGCTTATACTATGGTAAAAAAATGTCGGGCATGGAAGTATTAAATGCGGATATGTATTAGCCCAACTCCAAGCATAATACGACCCTTGAGGCGGATTAGCCCAATCGTGATAACCGATAAGGCACATATTTTCTATGCCGGTTGAAACCTTGAGCCCTTGGGAATTTTTTATCGCTAATCCATAAGACATATATTTACCAGTATTTAAATATATTATACATTATTTTAGTGTCCGCGGTCTGATGATAATTAAAAAATCTTATTCTGTCAATATATGTTCCGCCAACGGAATAATTAGAAACTCCGACTGATACATTCATCGAATCAGGGTATTCGACTTGTACCCAAGTAGTTATGTATAAAAATTGTGATTCTTTTACCACCACATCTATTATTCCGGCATTCCAGGTTGTAGTATCCCCTACTGTTACAGATGTGGCATGTGGAACAGTTATTATTCCTGAATATGCTAAATATAAACCTCCCGAATTTTCATTAATTACATAATCGCCTAAAACATTCCTGAGTAATATTCCGTAATCCTGCATTAGTCATCCAACTTTCCTATCAATACTCTTAACGCTACTTCCGCAGTTCCGGTATATGTTAAAAGTCCTGTGCTGTCAACGGTAACGTCAAAACCTAACGCGGGTCCGCAACTATACCTGTAATTAGTTCCGCTTTTCCATTTTAATGTAAGGCTGGTTAATGATGAATTTGCTATTGTGATAAACCTGGTTGTAGAAGAATAGGTAACTACATAATTATTATCTCCGGTATCGATCAGAAGCGTCTGTAATGCGGCAGCAAGCCCGGCAGGAGTATAATCTCCGGCAGTTAATGTTCCGGTTAATTGCGCTCCTCCATTCTCACTAAAGTCGATTTTATCATTTATTAATGTGCGTATCGTTACTTTATCGGAATAAACACGGATATCTCCTGTTCCATTTATTTCAACATTACTTCCGATATTTATTGATTCCGTTGCGTTGAGAGTCCCGGTTTTTATTTTTTCAGCCGATATGTCTATAATTTTGGCGTTATTTATAATAGCATCTTTTATCTGAGCTGTTAAAGTAATTACTTCCCCAGCAATAAGTTTTCTTGCGTTTATTACAGCATCGCCTATTTCTGAAGATGCTAATGGATCAAAATCAACTGTCATTGCGGAAGAAAATACTCCGGGCCCATAAGTATCCGCACCGCGGATTTTAAAATATGCCCGATCTTTTAATACAAATTTATCTCCGATAGAAGGAGTTCCTAACGGCCAACTCGCGACTGAAACTACTCCGGTAGAAGTATTAAACGCCGTAATAATAGTTTCCTGCCCGGAATATGTGCCGGATGTTTGTTTAATTAAATCTCCCAAGAAATAATTAGTGCCTTTGGCAATTAAATCAGCATCAGTAATGCTTGTAGCCTCAACAACGTCAGCCATTGCGTCTACAGGGGATTTACCTTGGACTGTTACTTGTGTTCCAGGCACTACTGATTCTAATGTTTCTTCGCCAGACCAGGCGTTAGTATCTGATTTATATACCTGATAATTCAATAAATCTACATCAGAAACATCTGTCCATTGAATTTTTGCAAAACCGAACCACTGCGTCATTGTAAGTATAGGCGCGGCCGGCGCGGAGTTAGTCGGAGAAACCGTCTGTGCGTTTAATGAATACTTTCCTGATCTGTCATAGGCCTTTATATAGTAAACTCCGGGGTTCCTTGAGCTGGGAGTGATAATAGTGAATGTATTGCTTAATCCTCTATAAATAAGAGTTGAGCTTTGAACTCCCCAATTAGCGTCTTCTGTGCGAATTTCATACCCATCTAAATCAGAATCGTCATTTTTATTCCATTTAAAAACGAGTTCTTTTGTGAATGTATAAGCAAAACCTGTAACATCATCAGGAGGAGACCCTTTGCCAAGAAGAGTTAGAGCGGCTGAAACAGTCCCGTTAGATACGATATTATTTATTGATTTTGTTTTAATTTTGACATAATAAGTTTTATCAATTTCTAAATTAATATTAATCCGGTATCCTGTAGATGAAACAGGAGCAGAACCTACGGCTATATAATTTCCTGTATCTTTTTTTAATTCAATAATATAAGATTCAAGAAGTTCGAGTTTACTTATAGGAGCAGCCCATGAAACATCGATATGTGCTATCCATGTTCCATCATTATTCAACCAGCCTACTTCTGACAATACTATATTGCTGACATCTGTTACAGGCTGGAATGGGTTAGCCGGAGAACCGTAATCCCAATCATCGAAAGTAGAACCATGCCTGTCATCGACAATGGAAGAGTTATATGCTTGAAGGGAAAACTTTGCTTTTCCAAAGTCTTTTTCTTCTGTTTCGATAATCCTGAATAACGCAGCAGTCCAATTTGGTCTTGAATGTGTTACGGAAACAACATCATAAGGCTCACAGTGCATGGCTGACATATTACATTCTAATTCGCACCATGTATCGGCAAGCTTACCTTCGTATAAAAATTTCTTCGCTAATCTGGAAGCCTGAGACTGCCTGATTATCCCATAACATTCTATTTTATCTTCTATGGCGCCTCTAATATCTTGATCTAATTCATCTTCGGCCCAAGCCACGCGTTTAGGATTGCTTGATTCTAAAGCGGAAATCCATTCAACTCCAACTCTATTAGGCATGGAATCTGTTTTACCATATCCATAAGTAAACGTCCCTTTGGTTATATTATCCTCAGTAAATGCCATTACCGCGGTTTCGCCGGCCTTCTCAAATGCTATTTTATAAAGCGCACCGCTATGTATTATTTTAGCATTGCATGTAACCAGTAATTTATCAAGGTTATCCAATGCGGAATGTTTGGTATCAATAGCGATATCTAATTCATATCTTGCTTCCGTGCCTCCTGCGCCATTATCGACTAATTCGGCGCATTGCATATAAAATTCACCGAAAGTAAATGGGTCGATAAATGCTTCCGGAATACCGCAACCCCCTACAACCCTGCTTAATAACATATAATCTCTTATTATTGCAGCCGGATTTTTAGAAAATGCAAGTGCATTGGTAGTCCAATTTTGAGTTCCATCATTCCATGTCTGGATTTTTCTTCCAGATATATGAGCGCTTAATACCGGATTGCTGCTTACTTTGTCTCCTGAAGTTATAGTTGTTGCCACATATGCTATATCATGCAACCCTTTTACTATCGATGATCCGCGGGAATCTACTGATTGCGTAGATGTGCCTAAATATGCGGTATAACTGCAATCTGGAAGATCAGCAATATCCTGTTCATCAATTTGGACATTAGTGATACTGGTTATTTCTCCAACACAAAAACATATGAACCTTTGGACTGTTGTTCCCGGATCAGACTGCCATAATATATTACCGCCCATTACGATAGGTCCGCCATATACTATCGGAACAACTCCTTCATTAGAAAATGTATTAGCTATAGTCGGAGATGTATATTTAGAACCTTCGCCTGTTAGTTTATCAGCCTGTTGAGCCGCCTTAATTGAAGAATAAACAGAAAATCCTATCATGGATATCAATGAACCGTAAACAATGATATTAGCTACTAATGGTATCCATAATGGGGAAGATCCGGCAATAGCGGTCGCGGCAAAAGAAAGGGCAGTCATTAGAATAGCGGTTACGGGTTCAGCGAATGCTAGCCTGCAAGTAAGTAATAAAAATAATGGAGTTAATATCGATAATTTTTTAAACATTTGGCCTATACCCGGCTAAAAATAAATCCTCTAAATACCTTAATTTTGTTAGACATGAACCTACAATAATATCCATATGTAACGCCTGTGTATCATTGATACAAACCGCTAATGAGCCTATGCTATTTGATGTTTTTAATAATAATAGGTCTCCTTCTTTTAAATCTTTAAATTCAACAGGTATCGAGAACTCTGAGATTACAGAAATCATACGTTTTAAATCATGTTTTTTATTCCTAAATAATACATGGCCGTTATCTGTAAATGGATATTCTTTATTCTTTATGTATTTAAAATAAAGCCAGCATATACCCCGGCAGTCGCAACCATCAAAGTCCCTGCGGTTAAGCTTAAATGGAATTCCAATAAGGTTATTCTTTTTTTGAAGTTCTTCTATTGTCATTTCGTCAAAGGTATCGTATGGAAACCATGATAATTACTGGTATTTCCATAAACAGTATCGCATATATTAAGCGTTTTATCACAGCCGCGATAAATAGTAAACATATCTCCGGCCTCAATAGTATCCTCAAATGGGTAATCTAGTGTCGCTGTCTTAGTGGCATTATCAAAATCTACTACTTTTCTTGATAAGCCGTTATTTGTTCCGGAAGAAAAAATAACATACCCCCAATTCCAATAATCATCGGCTTGGGTAAGATTTACAGTATCAATTAAAGTAGATTTAGTTCCTCCGGTAGCTGTTCCGATAACTTTATTTGCTGCTAATTCTTTATTGACTTTACAATAACTATCTCCAAACCTAGCGTGGCATTCTATCTGGTATGGCCATCCTGTTTCGAAACTAAGCGAGCCGATTTTAGGAGTGGCGGTAATATCCATTGTCTTTTGGGGAAAACTTATATTTTGGATAAATCCGTCGAATATTATCTTTGTATCTAAATAAGAAGAAATATTATCCCTGAATATTAATCTGGCTACTACTCTTTTGTTGCGGAAATTTTTTGATGCAGCATACGCCGACATTCCTTTATTGATATTGCAAACCCTGAATGATACTTGTTCTATCTCTCCGCTGGATGTCTTTTTTATAGCCGTTCTTTGTAATCCAAGAGGGATATAATCCGTAGGTGTATGTCCAAAATAAGAGAAAAAAGTTGTAATCCTGTAAAAATTTATGAAATGCAACGTGTCAGAATCTTCAGCATCTTGAGATCCTAAATATATATCATAAATCTCTACCGGTTTATGTTGTATCTGGTTTTTTATCGCTATTAATGTTGCTGATAAATTATACATTTTTATCCGCTTGAACTTGAAGAACTGGAACTGCTAGAACTGCTTGAGCTAAATGAACTGCTGGAAGAGCTGGAACTGCTTGAACTGCTGGAAGAACTGAATGAACTGGAACTTGAAGAGCTAGAGCTGCTTGAACTACTAGAACTGAAAGAACTACTGCTGGAACTGCTGGATGAACTCGAACTGAAAGAAGAGCTCGAACTACTGGATGAACTAGAACTGCTGGATGAGCTCGAACTGCTCGAACTGCTGGATGAGCTCGAACTGCTAGATGAGCTCGAACTGCTGGAAACGCTGGAAGAACTGGAAGAACTGGAAGACATGCTGGAAGAACTGCTGGAAGAACTTGAAGTAGTATTTGGCGTAACATAAATTGACCATCTATCTTCTTTTAAATTCATTCCCGCATGCAATAATTGATATGACACTAATTGCCTGCTTAACTTATCATCCGCAAACCGCATCCTCATATAATATTCATAACTGACTAGTATAGTTCCCGAAGCCGGTATTGGATTAAAAGTTATATATGATTTTTCAGTCGTAAAATTATTGCTTAATACATAGTTGGTGTTTGCGACACCTCCAACCGTGCAGGAATGATTAGCTAAAGTATCCACAGGAAAATAGTCTAACTCAAACGCATCCGTTGATCCATTGGCAGTGCCAACATTTTCGGAAGATACCTCGTATTCAGTTAATACTTTAATAAGGAAATAATCATATGCTCCTTTTCTATCTATATAAAACCGCCATATTTCATCCATGGCTGTTTTAGTTAAATACTTGCATGTTAATTTATAATCTCTTACGCCGTCATCCCATAATGCGTCCCGGTATTCCTTACCACTTTCTGATTCGGTGATATTGGTGAGAAAATTTATGGATTCTTCAAGGCCAAACTCGGGCGTCAATGTAAAAATATCATTATACATTTTAAAACCTCATCTTTTAAATACTGTATTTCTGGTTTGCTTTCCTCAATACACCGTTTCCTCTGACATTGGCAGCAGAAGCATTGCTATAAATATCCCCATGCTGCTCAAGCCGATCTCTGAATGATTTTACATCAATAGCCTGGATATAAAAATTACTTATTGTATCTCCTCCGCCGCCAAAACCATCACCGCGATTCAATCTATTTAAATTATCCACACCTAATGAATTCATACCGCGTTCATTAACAACACCTTCATTACGTTTTAATATGGCCGGCATCTCATCATTCGACATGCCACCGGCATGAAATTTCCTAATATTACCAAAACTTCCAGAACCTAACATATAACCGCCGGTATGTGCGAGTCCCAAAAATCCGCCTAGACCAATACCTATCATTGCTTTTGTGGCCAATGCCTGCATTAATATTTTTAATACAGTATCACCAAATGATGCAACAACATCCATTAATCCATCAAATTCGCCTCTAACAACTTTAAAAAATCCATCAGCCATAGAATCACGCATAGCTTTAGCTGTGGACGTTGATATTTCTACCCACGCATCATATTTAGTCTTAACGACATCACTGGTATCTTCGATGGAGTTATTTAATAATTTGAATTGGTTATTCTGTGTTTCAGATGCTAGTGATGATCCTTCGACTAACTTGGCATAGGTATCAAGAATTTCATTACCAGTATTTCCAATAGCAGAAGCAGCATTATTAAAGTCTTTAATAGAATTACTAGCCGCAAGTTTAGATGCCCTACTCCATTCTTCTACGCCATCACCAAATTTAATTAATTGATCTGCTATACCTTTCATACCGGGAATAACACTTGCAAAAGCAGTTACAATAGCATTTATACCTAATATTATTTTAGAAAAGAATTCAATAATCTTAAATGCTACTATTTGAATTATATTTAAAAATTCTAAGAATAACCTCCATACAAGTTTTATTTGCGCCCCAATAGCAATAAATACTGTTGCAATATATAACCATGTTTGAGTATATGTTTTAGACGATGCGTTAGATGCATCTACGCTTTTAGTAAAATTAGTTATTGAGTCAGTCATCATTTTCATTGCTGATTGTATAACCGGAGATTGTATAACTATTCTTCCAAACGCTTCTTTTAAATCATTAAAAGCAGCACCCATTATTTTTGCTTGGCCTGAAAATGTACCTGCCATAGCAATTGCTGCGCCACCAACAGCGGCAGTAACATCTTTAATAATACTACTGTATTCCTTTGTTTTCTTCGTGGTTTCACTTAAAACAACACCATTTCTTTGTAAATATGTTACATTACCACTTAAAGCATATCCTAATGTTTTTGCTGTATCTGCTAAACTAGCGTTTGCATTACCACCAGACTTAATAGCAGTAGTCATATCAAGTATTAACGGTGTCACTTCTCTTATTTGGCGAGCATTTAGTTTATAAGTAGCAAGCATAGCTTGCGCCGCAATAATCTGGTCATCAGAAAAACCTGTGGTAGCCTGTAATTGAGAAGAATATGCAATTAAATTTTTTACAGATTCCGCATTTCCTTTACCAGTTCTTTCAAATGCAGCAGCAAGTTTGTTTTCCGCGATTTCTTGGTCTTGTGCAAATTTAATAGCATCTTTTGTAAATGCTAATATTGGCCTTAGAGCAAACATCCATACAAGCAACATGTTACGCATGGATCCTATTTTACCGGCTAAGGCGCCTATTTCAGTACCTAAATATCTGCTATGTCGGCCGGCTTCATCAGCGCCTTTACCCATTTTATCGAGATCAGCAGCAGCGCCAGTAGCTTCTTTCTTAGTAGTAATACCTAATTTCTGCATAGAAGCAGTCATATCTGAAGTTGCTTTTATGAATTTACCGGTTGCTTCATCCCTGAATGAAAGGGATACTTTATAATTTTGATCTCCTACGGCCATTTTATTGTCCTTTATTATTAATTACTTCTATTTCTGCTGATTCTAAAATATCAAATATTTCTAAAAGTTTAGATGGATAATACAATGCGCCAACATTAAATAATGGTATATTTCTTTTCCATATACTGTAATACATAATATATTCTTTTACTTCTGGCATTATTATTTTAGCCGGGCATCTTTCCAGAGGCACACCATCAACTAACATCGGTTGGATAGGTTTACTATCACATCCCCTGAATTTTTTCTTTGCTTCATTGCAATCATGGCAGCTCAAGCCCATTGCTGATACTTCAACTGCCAATTCTAGTTTTTTCTTAATGCCTCACTAACTTCATTCTCACCCCAGATTACATTCGCTAATTCCGCGATGGCAAAAAGAGGTATGGCTTTTAATGTTTCATCATCAACTACATCAATTTCGTGGTCGAATAGTTTTTCTTTTTTAGTTTTAAATTCAACATCGATACCGTCTAATTTATAATTCTTAAAACCTTTTAAACCATATTTAACAATATTAAAATTATTCATAACTGCATCAATTTCTTTTTCAACATAAGTAGGTTTTCCGTCAATAACCTTTACTTCCCCATATTGCGATACCATTTTTCCTTTAGTAATAGAATCTAAAGGCCCGATAATCCAAATGGTAGGATTATC